CCTAAATGAAACGCAGCTTTCGCAGCATGTTCAGAGCCGGTACCCTCTCTAGCTAGATGTAACACGGGTACTACTTCTGAAGTACTCGTAATAGGTTGTGCATTACTGACTACTAGCGGTATTCCCAAATGATTATACCCGTTCCGTCTAGTGACTTGATTATTTATGAATGAAGTCAATCCATTTACGTGGAACGTACTTTCTGGTGTTTGTGTACCTATTCCCACATTACTGGATTCCAATATAGTCATTTTTGGTGTACCCATAGAGGGTGTGGTACTCGCATAAAAGTTGAGACCCTTACCTGTTCCAACGATATTTTCAACTTTGTTTTCACCTACCACTGGGTTAGAATACACCTGCATGGCAGTGTTCCCCGTTGATCCCCATACGTTACCATATACAACAGAATTGCTCCCCATCACAAATACATTCCCATTAATCGTGAGTGCTTTCGTGGGATTTGTTGTATTAATACCAACTTGACCACCAGGTGCAATGCGCATTCTCTCAGTATTTTTAGTTTTGAAGCGGATGTTTTGATGGGTGATAGATGTACTCGCACCATACACTTCAATAGCGCTCACATTTGAAGAAGTTGGCCCAGATTTGAGAATAAGTGGATTTACAAGACTATCACCACCATATCTGTCACTATGAACTGTTATATTAGATGTTGAACTAATAGATTGCGTTATGAGATTTGTTGTCACAGTGTTTCCAAAGATAGTGAGTGTATCTGCACTCGTGAGATTTGCGTATATCTTGGCACCAATAGATAATGTATCGGTGGGTGCCAAATTGGATATACCCGAGGGTGCTGTACCCGTCGTACGCAAAGCATTCATCTTCACATTACTGTTTATCACCACAGGTGTTAACGAAAGGGGTTCCATAGTAAGTAAATTTCCAACTGAGATACCACCGGGTCCAACTTTCAGTGCGCGTGTATATGTGTTACCGTTGACTACTAAAACATTTGATCCAGTATCCTCAACAAAGAGGTTAGAACCCACACACAGGTCGTGGGTGGGGAATATATTTGCTACACCCACTGCATTTGACGTATATATATCACCGAATACGTGAAGATTTGTACTTACCGAATTATCTACAGAGAATGTTGCAGTTAGTGGACCACCGGTGGTTTGGAACAAAGCCATTTCCTTCCCTCTAGCACCAGTTCTGAAACCAAATGCAACATTTGACTCATCTTCATCGTGTGTAAATAACAACATAGCTTCTTTTGTACCATCATTACCTTCACCGAATGTGATAGTTGTATCAGCAACAACAAGGTTAACGACACGTTCATATGTCGCCGTTTCAGCTACATAAAGATTACCATACAACCGTGTGTTGCCATAAATATACATACCACCATCAACTGTAACATTACCCGTGATCACAGCTACGTTATTAGGATACTCGGCGCTACCACCATTCGCGTCACTATCAGTTATTATTACGTTTGAACCAAGACTTAATTTCTCTGTTTTCATACCACCGCTTACTACTAGAATGTTAGATGCCGTACCATCCATTAAAAGATTTGACCCAAAAGTAAGTTGGTCGTTGATAATCACATTTGTAGCTACAAGGTTACCATTTACTGTCATGAGATCACGACCGGTTAAATCAACATTTACTTTTACATTTGCATTCTCGTTAATCTGAAAAGCATTTGTGGGGTTATTTGTACCCACAGAGAGCTGATTATTGACGAATATACGATCCGCTGCACCAGAAGCTTTTAGATTCCATACAATAGCATCATCTTTATCAATAAAAAGTTTATCACCTACAGAGAACTGTTTCGTTGGTAGAGCGTTTGATAGAGCTAGACGACCTTTTATCCCATCCTTCACTATGAGTTTAATCTCATTTGCTTCAATTTCCCTAGTTAAAATACTGTTAACACCTGTAAGTGTTTCACTCTCAACGGGTTCTGCTTCTAGACTGGCAACATAGATTTGTTCGAACCTAGCCGTTCTTCCCATTTATACATTAGTTTCCGAATAAAATTCCAGCCAAACCATCCTTAATCCTGAGAACATTATAGTTTACAGCGAATATATAGATATCCTTTTGATCTCCCCTAAGTATACCCTTTTCTACACCACGAAGTATCAGTTTAGCATTATCCAGTCGGCTAAAATTACAACTACCTGAAGGATTATAGTCTGATGCATTTAGACCAAAGTGATATGCAAAATATCTCGTATACATGAGATCTTCTGTGTCAACTCTATAATCGCTTACACCGTGTCTAGATTTATAATAATTCTGTACTGTGTGAAAATATGTCGGTGACATATTTTCAAGTAATGGTGTACCATTAATTTGTATATCAGCATTTCTAAACGTAAAACGATCGTTTGTGGGATCAATACTAGTTGCACTGTACCCAAAGAATATGGATTTGACTGGGTGGTTGAAACAAGAAAGATCAAAATCATTGTAACCACCTGACTCTATATCATTGTTAAATACGTTAGATAAAGGATAGTCTACCTTTTGTGTCTGTGTGATTACGAAATCCATTTGTCTCTTCACTAGTGATTCTCTCTCCTCCTTGTCTACATATATGTAATTTGCATATACATTTATCCGTTTTTGAGCTTCACTATAACCAGCTAGACTATTTTGATCAAAATTAATTCTAACCTCTACCTGATGATGTGTAAGTGAAACCAATGGTAAAAATGCTCCGTGGTCACAGAAAAAGAAATGAAGTGGTTGAAAGTTTCTATGGGAAACACTTGTCTTGTTCGTAAGTTCTTGTGATTTATTATACGTTTCCGCAAGATAGTTAGGCCATATGTCTGCATAATAGTCGTAATGTTGAGAATCTATTTTCTGACCCCCTATATAAAGGTCAATTGTGGAATTATAAAGAAGATTTGAAGATACATTAGAGTTTCTATCTACACCCTCAAACCATAAACAGTTCACAATATCACCTAAAACAGGTACCGTAAAAACAGGATCTTTGTCTGTAACAATTTTAATAAACTTGGGTGCTTGAGAAAAGTTTGTATGACGAGTAAACTTCATACGAAAAAAAGAATGTCCTTCTTCACTGTTGAGGTAAACATCTTGCACACCTCTAGAAACAAGTTGAATTAATGCACCCGACATTTAATAGATGTTCAGATTATAAAAACAGACACTTTCCCTGAGGGAAGTCCTCCTTCTTTTCCTCAACTGGTTTACCATGTATTTTGAAACCACCTTGTCTATAGATCTTCATTCTCTTGAAATACATGGCAGTGAAGATAGACCATGGGTCATGAACGTCATAGATGTGTGGGTTGTTCTTTTTACCATTTGTTTCTCTCATGATACGACCAATACTTTGTGTGATATCAGATTTGGGTGAAGCCAAAATAACTGTGTCTAGAGTTGGGATATCTAGACCCTCGTGGGCTTGACTGAACGTCGCGAAGATGATTTTCTTCTTTGAGGACTCTTGTAAAGCTGCCTCTTTCATACCACCCATGTAGAGACCAGAAGTCTTTGGGAAACATTGGTGAAGCATCTCACAATGTTGTCTACGATCACTTAGGAACAGCAATTGCCTCGTACCAGCTGAAGCTTTTTTCACAAGTTCTACCAGCATTTGATTCCTTTTCCGATCCTCAACAACTTCTGTGATCATATTGGGCATTGAAATCTTTCCATTTCTCATGGAGGGTGGTGGGTTCCTGTAGTTAAATGATTCAAATGTTATAGGGAACACTTCCACTTGTTCCTGATTCTTTCGCTCAACTGCAAAGAATGTGGGCCCCATGAACCAATGAAGTACTTTAGTGAGACCATCCTTCCTCTCTGGAGTTGCCGAGAGGCCGAATATATGCTTAGGGCACATTTTGAAAAGACTCTGACTGAATACCTTGGCACAAATATGATGCGCTTCATCAACTATTAAGGTTCCAATGGAGTCAAAATCACTGAAACTATATTCCTTTAGGGAGAGAGACTGAAGCATAGCGATTACAAAATCACAATTAACATCCTTCTTGTCTTGTTGAACTATACCAATCGTTGCACCTGGGCAAAATTGCTGAATACGTTCCTTCCACTGATCTGCAAGGAATTGTTTATGGACAACAATCATTGTACGATACCCCAACTTACAAGCTATAGCCAAGGATACCGTCGTTTTACCGTACCCACATGGTAAAGATAAGACACCATGACCTGCTTTAATTGCTGCTGCGAGTGCTTCATTTTGATGCGTTGCATCTCTGAGCTGTCCGACAAACTTTGCTTTTGAACGAGCTGGCTCAGGTCTCTTGTCTTGGGTAGGCTGCCCAATCTTAGCAGTTCCGTAGAATCTTGGAACGCAGACTCCATTCTTAGCTGCTCTGAAAACTTTGAAAGGCGGTGGAGGAAATCCATAATCTCCGTTGACAATAGGTCTTACCGTAAGGTCTTTTTTAATTTCTTGAATTGGTCCGTCTGTAACAAGATAACCAGTTCGCGTCAACATTTAGTATATTAAAGATTAGTAACTTTATATAACTAAAATGGCTCCTATCAGCCTTACTGATAATATTAATAGAATTGAATGTGGTATATGTGAGTTCAACGGTAAGATAGATGAACTAAAAATGACTTATGACAAGGATTTAAATAAATTGAGAGAAGAAGTTTGCCGTCTAGAAGGTTGTAAACTTGTTTATGAAACTTTACAAGAAGTATACGGAGAATTTATCCCTTCTAAAAATGATGATAGCCACGAGGAAGTGGGTCACGAACATGACCCCGATCACAGTCACGGTCACGGTCATGATACCGGTCACGATACCGGTCACGATACCGGTCACGACCCCGAACATAAACTTAATGAACTTATTGACGAACCAATGTCATTGTCAGATTTATACCAGAAATACAGAGCTATGTAACTTCCATGAAAAACCAGAATAATTAGCCACATTCCAAACACCTTTGAATTCTATTTCAATTTCAACTTCATCATCTTTTATAAGAGATTGGACAGGTCTCCCTTTGACCTCACACATCACTCTCCTATAACGGAATGGAACTTTCACTGTCAATATACGACCATCTAGTGGGTCGTCTATATGTCTATTTTTTACCAACCAAGCTTTATTGAGTTGCATACGTTTTATAATTTCAGTGTACTTTTCAGGAATGACCAAACGAATGTATTTTTTATCGTTATGGTCATACATGGGTGTATGTACTTTTGCTAGAAACTTCATGTGTTTCTGTTACGGTATATGAGGATTAAAACTATAAGCACTAAAAATGTCATAGATAAAACTTGTGTGAGAAGGAGGGGATTCAATGGTTCCCGAGTTCCGAAGCATTTGTGACTGAGTGTCCTTGACACCTCCACGGCCGCTTCAATACTGGAGTAGGGTGTATTCCTCGGGGACATCATACCACACATGGCAACATTTTGGGACTTACCGAAGAAGGGGAGTTGTCCATGAAGGCTTAGGACCCCTGACGATTGGGAGAACTGCCACCGCTCCCCATCCCAATCTGCACCCCAACCAAAACGAATCTCACGTGGTAGTGGAACATCTAACTCACCCAAAACGAGGCTTCTCAACTCTTCTGGTGGCGTTTTTAGAATGTCTTCGGTGAGGTCACATATCACACACGACACAGTCATACCATCAGATAATACAACTGGTTGGAGATTCAATTTAGTTGTCGCAGCAATCTCCAAATCATCCCCAAGTTCAACTGGTTCATTGAAGTCAAATAAAATATTTATACATCCGTATGTACTCTCACGAACTTTTTTTTCCGCGTCGGGTCCCCAGTTATCCCCCAAAAACTTTATAGCTGGACTATTGTCTAGACACAAGAAAAGCATTCCGTCACTAATTGTAGTTGTATCGGAAAACTCAGCTGTGTACCCATCTTCTAAATATTCAACTTCTGTGAGTTCCTTTTCAAACTCAAACCCTACACCTACATCTTCTAAGGCTCTCTGCATTGCATCGCACATCACCTTACCAGAAACCTTTTGGGTATATTGTTTAGAGAGACCCACGTGATCAAAACTCTTTACAAACTCCCATGCGGACATAGTATCCCACGTGACACCATCTATAATTAGGGGGAGATGTTCCAATACTTGTTGACCACCCTCACTCAATTGACCTAGAGCATCTTTGAGGGACATACCCTTATACTTTTCAGGTTTAGTGAGTACCCTCGTAGCTAGGGATGTTAGGGCTCCATAATCCTTTAGGGATAATGAACGTAATATGAAGCTGTATAAATCCTTTTGGGCGGGTTCAAAAATATCACCCCAATGAATCCCCATTTCCCCAAAAAGACTCTGTGTATTGACAAATGCCTTGTCAAAAACTATACGGTGTGCGTGAAGATCCCTAACGTCTTCACTGGGTTCCCACCATGATCCACCCGCTGAAGACTTTCTATCATAAATTGTTATATCGTGGTCACCTGACCTGAGTATCTCCCAAGCGAGGGACATACCAGATGGACCAGCTCCTACTATATGAACTTTCATT